CAACGCAGGCGGAATTAGTCAAAAATCTAAACGAAATCGGGGAGAAATACAAAGAGTATTATGATAAGTTCGTGGTCCCGGGGATTCGCATTTTCATAGCCAATAATTTAAATGAGGCAATTAACGCCGCTAGAAAAGGAAGTTAAATAAATTTCCGGCAATAGCTCCGCAACCCGAGCTATAATTCCAACCTGCATAGAGAGGGTTCCCGCGCGGGGATCGCACGCATGCAAAAATGGTTTCTCCGGTTGCGGAATATTGCCGGGCATAAGATAACCAAAACACGGAAAGGGAATTCCGATGTTGCATCCAATTAGGGAAGAATTGAAGGAAAGAAAATTAGCTTTGCTTTACCAGGTGCTGGAAATAGAAAAAATGGCCATCCGCCTGCGCAGTTTATGTGAGCAGGCGGAGAGCGCAATTACTCATAACAGGTTTAGCGCCAGCGGCATACTGCTGCCCCTGGTGGAGGAACAAACGTATTTTTTGGAAAAGATAGATTTTAAAATGCTCCGCCTGCTGAATGAGGTGATTAAAAAAGAGGCGGAACTTGCCAATAATGAAAGCGGCGCAGAAAGGCAAAGATTACAGTTTTCCGGCTAAAATGGATACCTGTTGAAAACAACTACAAAACGGCGCTAACAGCCGGGGTGCCGTGTGGTTTAAAGGAGTATTATGCAGGGATGGCGCAAATACTGGCAGAGACTAAAACGGTTTAGATGGGACCGTATTGCTATAATCTTTTTTAATCTGCTTTTCTGGGCGGTCGTTTTCCTTTTAGTTAGGGCGGCATCATGAAATGGTATAGCAAAATAGTTTCCCGGAATTGGCCTGACCGCTTGCAGCAGGCCCGTGAAAGCGAAGACTGGGAGGAGGTGGGAGGAATTGAGGCGGAGATACGCGCTTCCCTATTCGGGGGGGCGCATGTGGAAATTATCCTGGATGCGGATAACGTAACCAGCGACGGCCAGCGGCACGAAAACACCGTGGCGATCTTCATCCCCGCCTATTCCCATGAGGCGGAGCTGGTCATTGAGCGCAATAATTTTTTTATTGATAACCGCCTGGTGCGCAAAACCGAAACGGTTAATGGGCGGGTGGAGCGTTATTTAGCCAAGAGGTGATAATGTCAAAATTGATAATTGAAGAAAAGCCCTTGATTGTTTTACCACAGTTGGCTGTTAAGATTGGGCTAAATGAAGCAATCATTTTGCAGCAGTTGCATTACTGGCTTAAAGATAAAGGCCATGAAAAGGATGGGGATAAATGGATTTATAATACTTATGAGGAATGGCAGACCCAGTTTCCTTTTTGGAGTATCTCCACAATTCGCCGAGCCATTGATAGTTTAGAAAAGCAGAATTTAATAGAAACAACTACCCGCTTTAACAAAGCTAAGTTTGATAAAACTAAATGGTATAGAATAAACCGTGACACACTACAATTATTAACTCCCCCGACTGCTCAAAATGAACAGACGACTGCTCAAAATGAACAGACGACTGTTCAAAATGAACAGACTAAGACTGTTCAAAATGAACAGATCGAAGATAGCAAAATGAACAGACCTATACCAGAGATTACACAGAGAAAACCAGAGAGTACAACAGAGAGGAAAAGAGAACGCCGCCCGGGGGGCGGCTTGCGGGATGTGCAACTTTTTTTTATTGAGAAAGGAATCGACAGTCCATTGGAGAACGCTTTTAAATTCTTTCATCATTACGAAGCAAATGGCTGGGTGCAAGGCAACCGGGCAAAGCCGTTAAAGGATTGGCATAGTGCAGTGTTTAGTTCCTGGGGGTTTGTCAGAAATAATAGTAACCTAACCGTGTGCGGGATAGACCAGTATGGGGTGAATCATCCGAAAAGCGGTTCAAGGGAAAAGGTTTTACAAGCCCTGATAGAGGATAGAGTAAGAATAATAAACGACTGTTATTTTGAATGTGATGTTGTAGTCAAACCTCGTGAGGAAGAACCAGCCGGTAAGCCGGAACAGACACCAGAAGAAATATTGGCCGATATTAAAGAATCGCTCGGTGTTTCATAAAGAGTAAGTCCAAGGATTGTATTCTCAGGAATGAGATGAAAGTCAGCCCGCTAAAATTAAAATTAAAGATCAAGATTTTCATCGACGGCCAATGCTATGACGGCGATGAAATTATAACCCACTTAGATAATGTTCAAACAGAACTCATCAGAAGTATTTATAACCTCCAATTAGCTACAGCAAAAAACAAAACCGAAGCCGTAGAATGGACCGCAGACGTATTAAAAAAAGATGTGTCAACGGTATGGCGGGCGATTAAAGAAATCCCCCCAGAATTTTCCATCCGAAAATAAATTTTTATCCAACCAGCTTATAACCCTTGTTAATCCTCAATTTTTTACTGGCAATTTTGCGAGTAATCCTTTTTAAAACCCCCTTATATTCATATACAGGTGGAAAGATAAACCTGACAATATGGAGATGGTGAATAAAAATCATTAGTTTCCGTATAGATCACAACGGGTCCTTTCAGGGTTTCAGGAAGATTCAGATGCGAATGAACGCGATATTTCGCGCCATTTTGACATGAAAAACGGGGTAACAGGTAACGGGTGTCTGTTTAGAAGGTGCTTTACGAGGTAGTGATGGGTAAGGCACGACAGGAATTAATATCAATCAGGGAGTTTGCAAAGCGGGTTAGGGTTTCCCATTCGGTGGCATATAGGGCGGTGAAACGCGGGCGGATTTCCGCGGAGAAAGTCGGAAATGAAATAAAAATTAGCTGGCCACAGGCTAAACGGGAGTTTGAGGAAAACCGGGATGTTAGTAAGGTTCGGAAATTGGATGCGGAGAGATTGGGTATTAATAACGGCGGTCGCCCTAATAACGGCAATTTTGTTAACAACGGCACCCCCGATATTTGGGATGCCAAAGCCCGCAAAGAAGATTACCTCGCAAAAATACGCCAGCTTGATTACCTGGAGCGCATGGGTAAACTGGTTAACGCCAAAGTGGTGGAAGACCTGGCCTTCCAGAAAGGCCGCGAACTCCGCGACGCCCTGCTAATAATCCCGGACCGTATAGCCGCCATCTTAGCAAAGGAAAGCGACCCGGCAAAATGTCATGAAATAATAACCAAAGAAATAGAAGCCGCCTTAACTAAACTATCCGAGTAAAATGCCCAAACTCCTAAAAACCCTAAAAGACCTTAAGCCCGCGCAATACAACCCCCGCAGCATTACCCCGGAGGCCCTCTCCGGCCTGGGCTATTCTCTTCAGGAGTTTGGCGACCTCTCCGGCATAGTCTTTAATACCCAGACCGGCAATTTAGTATGCGGCCACCAGCGCGTAAAAGCATTGCAGGAAAAATACGGCAACGCCGCCATTGTTAACAATGCCATAAAAGCTAACGGCCATGCCTTCCCCATACGCCTGGTAGAATGGCCCTACCAAAAAGAGCTTGCCGCCAACATAGCCGCCAACTCTCCCACCATACAGGGAGACTTTACGGAGGAGCTAAACGCCCTCCTGGAAGAAATACAAATAGACAACCCCGAACTCTACGACACCCTCCACTTTGAGGATTTGGAACTTGAAACCGAGCCCGAAGAATACCACGGCCAAACCGACCCCGACGAACTCCCCCAACAAAACGCCGTAGAACCCCGCTGCAAACCCGGCGACCTCTGGCAGCTTGGCCGCCACCGCCTGCTTTGCGGGGATGCGACCAACGCCGATGATGTGGGGCGACTGATGGATTGGGGGAAAGCGGATATGGTTTTTACCGACCCCCCATACGATCTCGAGATTGATGAGGTTTTCTCCGCCTTCGACAATTGTTCTTTATATGCCAACTTTCAATTATGGATGGGGTCTGATAAACAATTAGTTCAATTGGCAAATAAATATTATAAAATGTTTAAACATTTCTTTGTGCAGGATTTCATAAATCCTACTATGATTTCGTCCTTTAATCCGATGCAGCAACATACCTTAATAGCAAAATTTGGTAATAAGAAGCTGAATAATCTTCATGATGCTTTTTCAACTTTACTTAATATCGGAACGATGCGAGTAAGTAAAGAACATGCACAATTTTCAATGGGTAAGAATGTTGAACTTCCAGAACAATTTATAAAACATTATTCAAAGAAGAATGAAATAATTTTGGATGTTTTTGGAGGTTATGGATCAACTTTAATAGCGTGTGAAAGAGTAGAAAGAGTATGCCGAATGATTGAATTGAAACCTGATATATGTGATTTATCCTTGCAACGCTACGAAAACTTCACAGGAGAGCAAGTTGAACTGCTTGAGGCCCCGGAGGCAGATAATGCTTAGATACTTCAGGCATTTGCCGCCAAATTGTTTTACTTCCATCTTCCTCAAGCAATTCGGTATCGCGTTCTGTAAAAAAATGCGCGGATTGTTTAAAGAAAAATGCCACTTCCTGACTTACACAGGCATCCCGAATATTCCGCGCCCAGGCGTGATCCATCGGGCGGAAATCGGGTCCGCTTTCCCCTCCCACTATTGCCCAGGCAATATTCTCAAGGTTAATTTCCCCCAAATCCTCAAGAAGAGGTTCAAAGGAAATCCATTTAATTTTTGCCTGGCACTCTCTAAGCAAATCGATTCGCAGCAGGGCTCTCTTATTCTCTACCGAAACGCCCATCCAGATATGATCCGCCCAGCCGTAATCCCATTCAGCAGCCAATTCCGGGCGCTTGGTGAGTACCTGGAAAACATGCTGCGGATTATCGTTCATAACGTCAAAAATCCGTTTGCGATAATCTTCCGGGATAACCGGGTGGAAAAGATCGCTCATGGAGTTGACAAAAATAAACGTGGGCTCTTTCAATTTATAGGGCTCTTTCAGTTTGTGCTCTTTCAAAAGCACATTCTCAGCCTCGTTCGGTTTTGTCCAGGGTTTTTTGGTAAACCCTTTTTGGAGCGAAATTCTTTCCGCGTAACAATTACGGCACCCCTCGGAAACCCGGCTGCAACCATGAACCGGGTTCCAGGTGTGCTTAGTCCAGCTAATAATGGACTTGTTCATAACTACCTCCAGTCTTTATCAATGTACTCATTAATTCTAAACGTGTCAAGTCAAATAAAAACCATGAGTTATGACATTATCTTATCAAGTTGCAATTTTCGTAAACAATTTATAAATAATAAGTTACATACATGCTTTATTTATTATCAGAATTTGCAAAATTCATTTAAGTATTTTATTTACAATATCTTATGCAAAATTTGTTTAGGGGTATGTTTATATGCCTTAAATGGAGATCGTCGATTATACGGCGTTTAAACGCCATGTATTTTTTATACATAAGTAAATAATTTATAATGATTTATAACAAATTAACGATTTTTAGCGCCTAAAAAGATCAAATGAACCTCGCCACCTATAGCCAGCAAATCTACACCAACGCTTTCAATGCCGGGTTGCGCCCCGATGAAAACCTGCTGGTTTCCGAATGGAGCGACCGTTACCGGGTGCTCACCACCACCAGCGCCGAGCCCGGTTTATGGCGCACCTCCCGCGTTCCCTTCCTCCGGCAAATCATGGATTGCCTCAGCCCCAAACACCCCGCGCAGAAAGTGGTATTCCAGAAGGGCTCCCAGATTGCCGCCACCGAAGGCGGAAACAATTGGGTGGGCTGTATGATGGATATAGCCCCCGGCCCCATGATGATGGTACTCCCCAACGACCGCCTCTGCGAACGCGCCTCCAAGCTGCGCATCACGCCCATGATCAATAATTGCGAGCGCCTGCGCCAGAAGATCCGCGACAGCGAAAACAAAGACCAGACCTCCACCATTCTCACAAAGGAATTCCCCGGCGGCTTTCTGCTGATGGTTTCCGCCAAGTCCTCCACCAACCTGCGCATGATGCCCTGCCGCTATATCTTCTTAGATGAGGTGGATGGCTACCCGCCCGACGTAAGAGGCGAGGGCGACCCCGTGGAATTAGCCATTGCCCGTACCCGCACTTTCTCAAGCCGAAAAAAAATTTATATGCCTTCCAGCCCTACTATCAAAAACCATAGCCGGATTGAGAGGGAATTTTTGCAGACGGATCAAAATTACTATTTCGTGCCCTGCCCGCATTGCCGGCACAAGCAAAAATTGGAGTTCGATAACCTCAAATATGAGAAAGACAGCAAGAACAAAGTAACCGAAGTATTTTACGCTTGCGAAGCCTGCGGCGCGGCTATCGAAGAACATCACAAAACCTGGATGCTGGAAAATGGCGAATGGCGGCCCGCCAATCCCAACTCTAATACAAAGGTGGTCGGCTTCCACCTCAACTCTCTTTATTCTCCGGTCGGCTGGCTAACCTGGCAGGAGATCGCCCAGCAGTGGATAGAAGCCCAGAACGACATCGACAAACTAAAAGTATTTGTCAATACCATTTTAGGCAAAACCTGGGAAGTGCGCGGAGAGGCTCCCGCCTGGGAATCCATTTATCGCCGCCGCGAAAAATATAAGATCGCAACCGTGCCAAACGGCGGCCTGTTCCTGACCGCCGGCGCAGACGTGCAAAAAGACCGCATCGAAATTGAAGTAGTGGCCTGGGGCCGGGAAAAACAAAGTTGGAGTGTGGATTACCATGTAATCATGGGCGATACCTCCACCCTGGAACCCTGGAACCAGTTGGACAAATATCTTGAATACCAGTTCCCCCATGAGTGCGGCCTGGCGCTTTCCATCCTGCGCTTAGGCGTGGATAGCGGTTATAATACCCAGAACGTTTACGGCTACTGCCGCAAATATCACGACACCCTGCGGGTAATGGCCACCAAAGGCCAGGAGAGCTTGCAGACCGCCCTCGGACAGCCCCGCGCCGTGGAGCTTAGTTTAGGTGGAAAGAAAATGGCGCGGGCGCTAAAACTCTGGCTGCTGGGAACCTCCATTCTAAAATCCGAGCTATACCGCAACCTGCGCCAGGAGTCCCCGCTCAATGAAGGCGAGCCCTATCCTTACGGCTATTGCCATTTCCCGGAATACGGGGAAGAATATTTCAAACAATTGACGGCGGAAGAATTGGTTCCAATAGAAAACAAGCGCGGTTACGTGCACAGCGAATGGCAGAAGAAGCGTGAGCGTAATGAGGCCCTCGACTGCCGCGTCATCGCCCGCGCCATGGCCGCTTCCCTGGGTTATGACCGCATGGGAGATAAACAATTTGCCATCTTAGAAAAACAATTGGGAGTTGATCCGGTCCCGCTAAAAGAAACCCTTCCGGCAACCGCCAGCGCCGCCCCGTCAACCACCGTCTTGATAAGGAAACGCCAAATAAGATCAAAAGGGGTGCTTAATTAATGTCACTAAATACTGCCTACCGCCTACTGGCTACTGCCTACCGGGAGTTTTGACATGGCCGCCTGGACCTTAGCAGAAGCCCAGGAAAAACTCGCCCTCTGGATGGCCGCCGATGATGCCCTGGCCACTGCCCAGAGTTACGAGATCGACATCGGCGGGAACCGCCGCCGCCTCACCCGCGCCGACGCCGCCGAGATCCAGGATAAAATTAAATTCTGGCGCACGGAGGTGGAGCGCCTCAGCAGCGGCCAGGGCGGAACCGGCCCAAAAGTGCGTTACATTAACCCGGTGTAAAGACGTTGCGCCACAACGTCTCAAGAACCGGGAACCAATAACCAAGAATAGAATGGATTCACAATGCCCGAAGTCTGGAGCCCTGAAGAATATCGAATTTACCGTGACACCGGAAGGAAGCCGCATCGTGATCCGGCTGCCCTTTCCCCTGCCGACGTTGAACCGGGTGCTGGCCATGAGCCTCAAAGAGCGAATGCGTTTGAAGCTCTTGACGCACCGGCTGATATTCAGGTTATTAGTAGAAGAAAACGGCTGTGTGATACCGATGCACCCGTATTCAAGTGGGTTCTCGACGGCATCGTTGATACAGGAATACTTAAAGATGATACGCCCGAATTCGTCAACCATATCGCCTTCCGGCGCCCGGAAATCGCCGAAACGGAAGAAACGGAAATCATAATCACCTGGTAAAGACGCCCCGGCGGGGCATCTCTACGTGGGGGAAAATATGAACAAATTAGACCAAATAATCAACTACCTCTCCCCCGCCTGGCAATTCAAGCGGGTATCTGCCCGCAGCCGCTCCCGGTTGATGGCCGCCATTGCTGAGAGCGGCGGCCTGGCCCCGGCTTACGACGGCGCCAGCAAAACCAAGCGCGGTCTAAAATCCTGGCTGCCGCAATTGCAAAGCCCCAATATGGAAAACAGCGCGGAACTCCCCACCCTCACCTCCCGCAGCCGGGATCTATACCGTAACGATACTTTAGCCCGCAGCGCCATCACCACCAGCGTAACAAACGTCATCGGCTCCGGCCTGCGCCTCAAGCCCACCATAGACGCCGAATTTCTGGGCATGAGCGACGAAGAGGCCGACGCCTGGGAACGCATTGCCGAGCGCGAATTCAAGCTGTGGTGCCGGAAAGAGAATTGCGACGCCGAGGCCAAACTCACCTTCTACGGATTGCAGGAATTAGCCTTCCTCTCCGTGCTGCAAAACGGGGATGTGTTTGCAACCCTGCCCTTTATAGAGCGCCCCAACTCCCCTTATCAGCTAAAGGTGCAGATGATCGAGGCCGACCGCGTCTGCAACAAAAACGGCGCTATGGATAGCGATACCCTTTCCGGCGGCGTCGAAACCGACAGCAACGGAACGCCCATCAATTACCATATCCTGAAAAGTCATCCCAACGGCTTCAATCCCGTTTACGAATGGCGCATAGTGCCCGCCCGCGGGCGGCAGACCGGGCGCGTCAACGTCATTCATCTGTTCAAAACAGAGCGGGTGGGGCAAAATCGCGGCGTTCCCTTCCTGGCCCCCGTTATCGAAGACCTCAACCTCTTGAAACGCTACGGCCAGGCGGAACTGATGGCGGCCCTGGTAAGCGGCCTCTTTACCGTATTCATCGAAACCGAAAGCGGCCAGCAGTTGGAAACCTTTGTGCAGGATGAAACCCAGGCCGAGGGCGAGATCAACTTAGGCAGCGGCGCCATTGTAGATTTGGCGGCAGGGGAGAAGGTCAACCCCGTCAACCCCATGCGTCCCAATCCCGCTTTTGACGCCTTTGTAATCGCCGTAACGCGCCGGGTGGGGGCCGCCCTGGAAATACCGTACGAGCTACTCGTGAAAAATTTTATGGCCAGTTATTCGGCCAGTCGTGCCGCACTGCTCGAGGCCTGGAAGTTTTTCAAAACCCGCCGCCTGTGGCTGGCGGATAACTTCTGCCAGCCCGTTTATGAGGAGTGGATGCGCGAGGCCATTTATACCGAACGTATTTCCGCCCCCGGTTTCTTCGATGACCCCGCCATCCGCGAGGCGTACCTGCAATGCCAGTGGGTAGGTCCCGCCCAGGGGCAGATAGACCCCGTAAAAGAAACCCAGGCCGCCGTGCTAAAAATAAATAACGGCCTTTCCACCCGCGCCCTGGAAACCGCCGCCATCGGCGGGGATTGGGAAGCCAACCACCGCCAGCTTGTAAAAGAGCACCGTATGCGGCAGGAAGGCGGCCTGGCCGCAGACAGCCTCGTCGTCACCCGCCCCACCCTGGAAAAAACCAACGAGGGAGAGAAGGACGACGAATAACCCGTAGAGACGTTGCAATGCAACGTCTGACTGTAAAGGCGCAATGCAACGTCTCTATCATTAACCCAGGAAAGGATAGACCCATGAAAAAAATATTTATCATCACCCTGCTGCTGCTCAGCTGCAGCCTCTATTCCCAGCAGTTCGGCCTCGGCCTGGGGGGAAGTATCCCCACCGCCGGCGACTTCAAGAATTCGGTGGATTTCGGCTATAATGCCGGCCTGTGGTTTCACCTGCCGCTCGGCCCCTTTACCGGCACGCTTTATGGCGGTTACGGCTTATGGTCGGAAAAAACTTTTCAGGAAGGCGACGCCAAAACCGAATTGAGCTTCCAAAACTTCCCGGTGGTTCTGGCGGGATTGCGGAAAGACCTGGCCGGCAGCTTCTACGTTTCCGGCATGGCCGGCATTTACCCCGCAAAATTGAAAGTTACCGTAACCCAGGGCGACGCTAAAGAAGAGCAGGAAGCCAAAGAAACCCAGGCCGCTCTCTTCCCCGCAGCCGGCTATATTTTCCCGATGGCCCCTTTCGACCTGGATATATCCGCCGGTTATTTATGGACCCAGGACTTCTCCCAGGTTTTATTCCAGGCGGCCATTTTATTTTAATGTGAAAAACCGTAGGGGCGAATTGCATTCGCCCCATAGATGACATCGCAAATCAATAAACAAAAGGAAAGTAAAATGAAAAAATTATGGCAATGGTTAGATGGAAACAAAACTATTCTGGGAACGCTGCTTTTAGCGTTTATCGGCACGGGTGTTATTCCGGAGCACACCTTTTTTTATGCCCTTTTGCAGTGGTTGGGTGGTTTCCTGGCCGCCGGCGGGATGGTGCATAAAATAATCAAAGGCCGCGCCAATACCGGAAAACCGGAATATAATTAATCCCCCGGAAAATGGAAAAAAGATGAATAAGACCCCAAACAATCAGCGCGGCCCCTGCCGGATATGCGGGCAGTTTACCCAGCGCCAGGATAAAACCTGCATCCATTGCACCAATATCCTGAAGGCGGAAGCCCGTTATATGGCCCGGGTAAACAATCTTGAAGTTTTGAAACCGAATTTAAAAAAAGCGGGAAACGGAATATGAACATAATTGACGCAATATGCAGCCGGGTATGGGCCATCCAGCCCGCCGTGTTGCGCACCATCCTGCAAATTGCCAACCGCGAGCGCAGCGAAGACGTGATAGAGGCCCTGCAAAAGCGCCACGATACCCTGATGGAAAACACCTCCCGCGCCATGCAGCGGGATGACGTGGCCATCTTGCCGATCTATGGCCCTGTTTTTAAATTCGCCAACCTCTTTAGCGCCATCTCCGGGGGCAGTAGCCTGCAGCTGCTGATGAGGGATTTTCATACCGCCCTGGAAAACCCCGCCGTGAATCATATCATCCTGGATATAGACTCCCCCGGCGGGGAAGTGAACGGCGTAAATGAGTTTGCCAACGCCGTATTTGCCGCCCGGGAACAGAAGAATATTATCGCTTACGTGGGAGGAATGGGGGCCAGCGCCGCATACTGGATCGCCTCCGCCGCCTCTAAGATTGTGGTTGACCAGACCGCCATGGTCGGCAGCATTGGCGTGGTGGCCAGCTATATAGACGACTCCGAGCGCCTGGCCAAAGAGGGAGTTAAGGAGATCGAAATCATTTCCTCCACCTCCCCCAACAAGCGCCCCAATCCCGCCAGCGATGAGGGCCGCGCCATGATCCAGGCCCGGGTAGATGCCATCCAGGAAATTTTTGTGGCAACCGTCGCCCGCAACCGCGCGGTTGCAACGCAGACCGTTTTAAAAGACTTTGGCGGCGGGGATGTTTTGATCGGCCAGGCCGCCGTAGAAGCGGGCATGGCCGACGCCCTGGGCAGCCTGGAAGATATTATCGAAAATCTGAATAATAGTTCACCAAACCAAAAGGAGGCAATCATGCCTGACAAAACAGAATCCATGCTCTTTATGGAAGAAGAGATTACCGTAGAGATGATCGCCAAAGACTTTCCGGCCATTGCGGAAGCCCTGCGGGAAGATGGCAAGCTGGCGGAGCGGATGCGCATCCAGGAAATCCACGCCCTGGCCCGTCCCGGCCTGGAAGAGATCATCGAAAACGCCATGTTCCATACCGACAGCGACGCCGGGGAAGTGGCGCTTTTGATTATCGAAAAGGAAAAAATCCAGCGCAAAGCCGGCGCCGCCGCCCTTAAAAAAGACGCGGAAGAAATCCCCGCCCTGGCCGCAGCCGCCCCGGAAAGCGAGGAAGCCGCGGAGCGGCAGGCCATTGATGCCGCCGTAGTCGCCGGGCTGAATCGCCGCTATGATAGCGCCCCGGCCAATAACTAATTAACCCTGCGGAGTTGCAGACAGAATTAAACAATCTTCAATCTTCAATCTTCAATTAATTTAGGGAGGTTTTACCATGCCGTCAGAAACTTTTAACTACGACAATCTAATTGCCGGTGATTTCCCCGTCGTTACCATTTCCGTAACCATCGTCGCCGGCGCCAATTTAACCCGCGGCTCGGTACTGGGGAAAATTACCGCCAGCGGTAAATACGCGCTTTCCGCTTCCGCCGCCGGCGACGGATCGGAAACCCCGGAGGCTATTTTACTGGAAGACGCCGCCGCCGCTTCCGCGGATGTCACCAATACGCCGGTCGCCCTCACCGGGGAATACAATAACAACAAAGTAATCCTGGGAACCGGCCACACCGTCGCCTCTATTTTTGCCGGGCTGCGCAACAAAGGAATTTTCTTAAAATCACCGGTCAAGGCCGCGTAAAGACGCATTGCGATGCGTCTCCATCACGGTAACGGCAACCGGATAACAAACAATCGTCAAACCAAAAAGGGAGGTTTTGACCATGTCAATTGATCTTTATAATCACCGGAACATGCTGCGCCAGTTGGAGCAAATGATGCCGGCGCAGAGTTTCCTGCGGGATCTGTTCTTCTCCAACGATACCGTCAACCACGATACCGACACCGTGGATATCGATGTCATCAAAGGCAAGCGCAGAATTGCCCCGTATGTTTCCCCGCTCATGGCGGGCACCAAAGTGGAGCGGGTTGGTTATACCACCAATACCGTCAAGCTGCCGTACGTCAAGCCCAAAATGGAGCTTAATGCCAAGCACCTTTTGAAGCGCGAACCCGGAACCACTATCTATAGCGACAATATGACCCCGGCTGGCCGCGCCGCTTTTCAACTAGGGAAAGACCTCCGGGAACTCAACGATATTATCGACCGCCGCGAAGAATACCAGGCCGCCGAAGCGTTGAATGCCGGAACCGTCACCGTCGTCGGCGAGGGGATGCAGGGCCTTACCATAGATTTCCTAATGGCCTCCAGCCATAAAATCACCCTCACCGGAACCAACCTCTGGAGCGATAGCGACAGCGACCCGCTCAAGAACCTGCGCACCTGGCGGCGCCTGATTATCCAGGATAGCGGCATCAATCCCGACTCGCTAATTCTGGCCGCCAATGTGGTGGATGTGTTCCTGGAGCATTCCAAGATTCAATCCACCCTGGATAATCGCCGCATCGAGCGCGGTTTCATCAATCCCCAGCTCCTGCCCAACGGCGTAACCTACCTGGGCTTCATCCCGGAAATCGGCTGCGACTGCTATGCCTACGATGAATGGTATATCGACCCCGCCGACGATACCGAGAAAGCGATGGTCCCCGATGACAAGGTATGGATGGGCTCCACCCGCGCCCAGAATACCCGCCATTACGGGCTTATCCAGGATCTGGAATTGGGCGACTTTGCCGTTTCCCGTTTCCCTAAATCCTGGGTGGTTCCGGATCCCTCCGTGCGCTGGCTGATGGTACAAAGCGCCCCGCTGATGGGTATGCACCATTCCGACGCCTTTGTATCGGCTAAAGTATTGTAAGGGGGTGCGCAATGAGCCAAAGAAAACTAAGGGCGCTGCAAACCGTCGTCATCGGGCAGAACCAATATATCTATCCCAACCTGGGCGATAAAAGCCTGTTCGAATGCGACGGGGAAACGGCGCAGCAGCTAATTAACGGCGGCGCGGCTGAATATTACCGCAATATATCCGCCAAAGCGGAAATAGTTGCGGAAGACTCCGATACCGCCGAATTGGTAGAAACCCTGAAGATGGATGAATTGCAGCTCGGGTTGGATTACCTGGAAATAGAATACAATCCCGCCCACAAAAAGAACGAGCTTAAGAAGCAGTTTCTGGCCGCCTGCAAAGCCAACCCCATCAAAGCCTCCATGTTCTTTGAAGAACTGAAAGGTGGTGAAGCATGAAGAATCAAAATTCAAGATTCAAGAATCAAAATTCAAAATTCGGAATTTTGATGATCCTGGCGCTGGCGCTCCTATTCCTTTCTAACCTGGCAACCGCCCAGGTCAAAGAATACGAGGCCCCGCGCTTCTTCGGCAAGCCCATGAAGGCTTACGTGGATAGCGTAACCGCCCACCGTATCTTTACCATTTCCGCCGCCACCCTGGGAGATGCAACCCTCCTCAAATTCAAATTAGAGGAAGATATCGAGATCGAGCGCGTTTCCCTTTTTGCCCAGGCCGCCAGCAGCGGGGATACTACCGCCCTCTACTTTTTGGAGGGAACGCTGATAGTGGATAGCCTTATCATTCCCACATCCACCGCCTATGCGGAATACGCTGCAAATTTTACTATTACCAAAGATTCCGCCTTTGTGCTTATAAAACTGGATGACGGCCAGTGGGGTGGAACCGCCGCCGGCGGAACCAACGCCCGGTTTGCCGTGCAATACCGCGTCAAACGCCAATAACCGCGGGGGGAACGTAGGGGCGAGGCACTGCCTCGCCCAATTGTTCGCCCAATTGCCCAATTGTCAGCAAAACAGGATAAATGGTAATGCCAGCATTCGATGACCAGATAGTAGAAGATTTCGACAATGTTTTCCTCAATAACGCGGAATTCGCCAAAGCGATTATTTACCGTTCCGCGGATGACCTGGGAACCGATATTCCCCTGGATGTGATATGGATGAACGCTTACGAAGAGGTAAACCTGGCGGAAAATTACATTGCCAGCAGCGATCCCCACATTTACTTCCGCCGGGATGCTTTAGCTGTAGCCCCGCAAATCGGCGACCAGGCGGTCATCGACAGTGTAGTTTATACCGTGCAGGCCCCTCCCCAGGAAGACGGGGCCGGCGGGGTGCGCATTTATTTAACGGAGCCGGATTAAACAGTAGGCAATGGTTAGAATATGCCAAACACCATCGAGCAGACCGTCTTCAGCCAGGTACTGGCAAATCTGTTGACGATTAGCGTCGCCAATGGCTTCAGTTTCGATATTGACGGCAAGGTAGATGAATGGCGCGATGTTCCCCATGAAGACGAAAGCCTTCCGGCCATAGACGTGCGCGACCCCACCAATATCAGCGATGAGGAAGAGGAGGAATCCCGCCGCTACGAAATAGAAGTAACGCTCTTCGATGCCGGCAGCGCCTCCCCCGCCAGCGTGCGGGAAAAGGCCCAGGATGTTTTAAACGCCTTCAAGCTCATTCGCAATATGCCGGAAGTAGAGGCGGTAATTTTCCTTAACTCCGAAAAAGAGATCGACAAAAGCGCCCGCTCCTTTTCCGCCGTTACCATGCGCTTTGCGGTCTTTTACCATGCGGAATATTTTGAAATATAGAGGTGATCATGACCAAAAAAGGTAAATGGGTTAAAAATCCCGGGGTTGATTTTACCACCCCGCCGGTGTTTGAACGGGATGAGCCCGGGGAAAATTCCGAATCTCAAGAGCCAGATTCCAGGTTCCAGGCTCCAAATCCCAAATCGGGAGAAAAATATATACTGATTTGGCATTCCCTTATAGAACTGGATCAAATCTACTTTCCGGGAGATAAGATTGGGGAAAATGTTTATCAGCAGATGCCCAACTCCCTCAAACCGCATTGGTGGGAAATTGGCAGAGAATTGCCGCCCCATATTTACAATAAACTGGCGGCCAATTTACAAAAATATTTCAAAGTGAAAACACCATAGGGCGAATTGCATTCGCCCGTCAGAGTTGGAAGGCGGCCTGACCGCCACATTAACAATATAAAACCATAGGGAGGTTTTACCATGCCAACGCGAGCAACCACAAATATCAAGCGCCGCCTTTACCAGGTAGCGTACCGCGCCGCCACCACCTTTGCGGTTCCCGGCAGCGCCGCCGCCTGGACCACCTTAAAGGGAACTTTCACGGAAGCCGGTTACGTGCGGCGCAGCAGCATCGACGGTTCCCAGGAAAAAGGCGATGTAGAAGAGCTGGATGATGCCAGCGAACTGGTGCTGGGCTACAACCAGACCGTAAAGTTTACCGCGCTGCAAACTGGTTCTACGGAAATTACTGCCTTTGAAGCATTACAAGGCGACGCCCTGGATATTATGTTCTACAACGAAACCGCGCAGCGGGCTATCGTCTATCCGAACTGTATTTGCAACGTAACGGATATTATCAAGGGCGGCGAAACCGATGCCTTTAATTTCGAATTGACCAAAAAGAACGCCGCCAGCATCACCGCCCTGCGTACCCATTTCGATATTCCGCAGGCGTAATAATTGACCGTAGAAACGTTGCGCCGCAACGTCTCTGCCCACGCAACGATATTGAGAAAAAATATGGAGGTTTAAAAAATGCCAACCCGTGCAACAACCAATATCAAGCGCCGCCTCTACCAGGTGGCCTATCGCGCCACGGAAGCCTTTGCCGTTCCCGCCGACGCCGCGGAATGGGCGACGCTTTTAGCGACTTTTGACCCAATCGGCTACGTGCGCCGCAGCAGCATCGACGGCTCCCAGGAAAAAGGCGACGTGGAAGAATTAGACGACGCCAGCGAATTGGTGCTGGGCTATAACCAGACCGTTAAATTCGTGGCGCTGCAAACGGAAGATATTGACATAACCGAATACGAGGGGCTGCAAGGCGACGCCCTGGATATTATGTTCTACAATGTGACCGCACAGCGGGCTATCGTCTATCCGAACTGCATTTGCAACGTCACGGATATTATTAAGGGCGGCGAAACCGATGCCTTTTCTTTTGAATTGACCAAAAAGAACGCCGCCAGTATTACTGCCCTGCGCACCCATTTCGATATTCCGCAGGCGTAATTGTAAAGGCAGGGTATTGCCCCATTTAATGACACTCCTCCAAACGCTGGCCCTTCGGGCTGGCGGAGAGGAGAAAAAATTGGAAAAATGAAAATCAAACGGTTCTTTGACCCTTTGGACAGGTACATCAATAAAACAGATCCTTTGCTTTTTGAATTGCTCAGCTCTGTTTTCGTTACAACCTGGGGCCTCTGGATTTTGGGAAGCTCCCTGTATTTCGGGGAAAGAATATACCGGAGCGCCGCCTATACGATTATCCAGGGGCATAAAATCCCGGTCCATTTTATATGGCTTTCCCCGTTTGCCCTGGGAATCATCCAGTTTTGCGGGTATCGTCTTTTCCAGACGGCGAAAAAAAAAGGTATTCCGATAGCCTGCCGCCTGTGGGCTTCCTTGAGCCTGACTATTTTTTTTTCCTGGGTTGCCGCCGGATTCTTGATAAATGCCCCGGAAAGAACAGGTTTTCCGGTTTATTCTATGGTGTCGCTGGCAGAATTTGTTCTATGGTTCCGGCAGACGCAGCTTATTTCATTTTTGAGAAAAGAAAAGAATGGATTCGACAATAGCAGTGGCATTGATAACGGCCTTAAGCGGCCTGATAGTCGGAATATGGAATGTTCTGCGAAGCTCTGGCCTTGACCGGAGAAAATTAGGAATCGAAATTGAGAAAACACTGCGCGATGAACTGGATGAAATGCGAAAGCAATTGAATGAGTGTTATGATGAATTCAACAAATATAAACAGGAAAGCTCTATAAAAATTTTAAAGCTGCAAAACCTGGCGGAAGATTTAAGAAGCACCGCTCTGCGCATGGCGCGGGCGCGGAAGGAAGAAAAGAAAAGCAGTGGCTCCGATGGGGGGAAAGGCGCTAAAGAAAAAGAATGAAAATAATGACAACTGACAACCGGCAACTGACAACCGGCAATTAACATTATGAAATTCATCCCCTGGAAAGACGATAACTGGCTGAGCCGGGAAGGCTCTCTCCTGCCCTACGATAAATTAGAGCATTTCCTTATATCCCTTCTCGGCTTCTCCATTCTTATATTCTTGATATTCTTGACCCCGGTGCAGGCCATTGCCATTGGCATCTTTGCGGCGGCCTTATGGGAGATAAAAGACGGGGTTTTCTTCTACGGCTTTTCCTGGAAAGACCTGATTGCCGGGATTGCCGGATTATTAACGGGATTTTTAATCACAATCTTTTAATGTACGGGCGAGGCGCTGCCTCGCCCAAAGAAAGGATCACCATGAAAGTATTAAGAAAGCGCGTGGAATGGGCCAATGGCCTGAATGCCTCGGAGAATCAAATCCGCGATGCCGCCGCCCGCCTGACCATGATTAAAACCCAATTGCTGGCGCTGAAAACGGAAATAGACGCCGATCCCGATGCGCTCCAGGAAGATAAGGATACCATGGCGCAAGTGGCTAACTTTGTCAATCATGCCAATTGGGTTAATTTCATCAATTTTGTAAATAACGCGCTGAATTCGTGAGGATTAAATGGCTTTTCCTGCGGGCTGGGGCCGTAAATGCAAATTGACCATAGATCCGGCAAAGGTGGATGCAAACCTTACGGATTTCCCGGTTTTGTTAACGGAGGATAATCTGCCGGAAGAAGTATTCGACGCCGATGGTTCGCACCCGGCATTGAATGGCGGCGGGGATATACGCTTTAGCGCGGATTCCCTGGGGGCCACCCGCCTGGCCTGCGAGGTAGTGAGCTTTGTAACCGATAACGACCCCGCCAACGGCAGCGCGGAAATATGGGTTAAAATCCCCTCGGTTTCAGCCACTGTCGATACGGATTTTTATATTTGGTATGATAAGGCCGGGGAAAGCCAGCCCGCCGCAAATGATACCTACGGCAGCCAGAATGTTTGGGATAGTGATTTTTCCGGGGTATGGCACTTAAAGGAACCATCCGGCAGCGCCGCGGATTCCACAGCCAACGGCAACAACGGCACTTTCAACGGCAATATGCCGGATGCCCAGGCCGGGAAAATAGGCAATTGCCAGAATTTTGCCGGAACGGATGATTATATTTCCCTATCGTCAACCCCATCCAATATTCCGACCGGAAATACCCATTATACTTTGCAAGCATGGATCAAGCCCGACCTGCATGATACAACATCCCGGGGCATTGTGGGATGGGGAGGATGGGGAACAAGTAATGCGGTTAACGCACTTAAATTATATCAAATATCATCGACTTATTATGCGAATAATTATTGGTGGTCAAATGATTTGCAGGCCAATAGCGGGAATCTTGCAGACGGAAGCTGGCATTTTATCGTTGCGCGGTTTGATGGCACAACCCGTCAAATCTTAGTCGATAACACTTCTAAAGGCACAAACACCCCATCCGGGCATAATGTGACAACCGCAAACAATGTCAAGATCGGAGTTACTAATAATCTCACGGAAGATTTTGACGGATTGATCGATGAAATCCGTATCAGCAAAATTTCCCGTTCGACGGAATGGCTGGCGGCGGAATGGAATAACCAGAACGATCCGTCAACTTTCATTTCCGCTGACACCCCGGAAAATATTGCCCCGCCGCCGGTGGGAACAGTATTCAGGTCTGCCATTTTCGGAGGGAATTAAATGTATTACATTGATGATGTATTAACCTTTTATTGCAATACCCATGATCCTTTGACCGGAGGCGCTAACGATGCCGATTCCGTTCCCACTTACCGCGTTTACGAAGAAGAAACCGGAACCCCGCTTTTAACCGGAAGCATGGCAAAATTAGATGATAGCAATACAGACGGCTTTTATAGCGAGCAGATAACCCTCTCCGCCGCCAATGGCTTTGAGGAAAACAAGAACTATTGCATCCGCAAAAGCGCCACGGTCAATGGGGTAACGGGAGTGAGCCTGGAATGCTTCCGGGTGATTCCGGCAAGCTTGACCGCCGCCGCCGTAAACGCCGAGGTAGTGGATGCCCTGGGAACCGATACCATTGCGGAAATGAGCAGCGGAGCGCCGCCTTCCGCGCCTACTATCAAGCAAGCCCTTATGTATCTATACATGGCGCTGCGCAATGACACCACCGCCACGCGCAACGGCACAAAAGAGCGGAGAATTAAAAACGATGCCGGAACGGTGATAACAAAGGCCACCACCACCGATGACGGCAGCGTATTTTCCCAGGGCAAATTAGGAGCCCCATAACTCGTAAAGACGCCCCGGCGGGGCGTCTCATGGATAAAAATGAAAATATTAATATCAGACACCGATTCCGGCCACGCCAACAGCCTTGTGCCTTATATCGAGGCATATCACGACACGGCGGATATTACCATACGCATAGAAGATTTATCCGCCAGCGTTACCTATGCCATTGCCAATGACTTTCCCATCATCTGCCGCGCCATAACCGGGCTTTCTGATAGCCGGATTTCCGGGGCGGGCATGGATGCCTGGGCCGGCGGGGTGGGGATCGTTCACGCGCACGGGGCCAATACCCATACTTACCAGGCCGATCCCTCGGCGGTGGGGGTTATTTGCGCGGTGGGGCATGGAGACGGCACCCCGGGAAATTTTGGCAGTTACGGCCCCGGCCTGGAATTCTTTGCCGAGGAGAATACCCAAAGTGAAACAACCGCCATGTTAACCGGGATGATTGCGGAGCTAATGACCCAGCGCAATGAATGGGATTTCCACGCCGCCCGGCAAGCCTTGCGCCAGACCGCCAGCAATTGGAGCTTTGGAGACCCCGAAGACGGGCGAGTGGATGACGGCGGCTGGGGCCTGGTGGATTTTGCCGCGGCGCAGGCCGTCACGTTTTTAGAACGATACCTGTATTTCGATGAACCCGCTAATATCAGCCCGCAGGAAAACGCGGCGCGGGCCTTGTGCAAGGTGCTGCCGCTGCCCGACGGCAATATTGAGCAGGATGACCGCTGGTGGGAATTGGGAATTGTATTCCCGCTCAATCTCCCGGCAGTTGCCAATTACATGAGCCTGCAAAGAACTATAGAACGCGGGGTACAAAGCCGTATTCACGGCAGAATCAACTAACAACTGACAACAAACAACTAACACTATTGACAAAGATCAATGTTTAACATTTCCCAAAGCACCGCCTTCGATGATGTTTTTTTCGCCCATGACGAAAACGGCGACGCCGTGACCGGCCTGGTGGATGGCGATTTTACCAAGCGCATTTCCAAAAACGGGGCGGCTTTTGCCGCCATGACCGTTACCATAACGGAACGGGAAGGAGGCTGGTATCACCTTCAGCTTTCCACTTCTCATACTGACACCCAGGGAGTTTTGGCAATCTATTTGACTGCCACCGGGATTAAGCAAGTAAATCTGAAATATAAAGTAGGCGGCGCAACCAGCGATGTGAATGTGGTTGCCATTTCCGGGGATAGCGGCGCGGCGGATAACCTGGAAGCTATGTTAGATGGAACCGGGGGAGTAAATCTAACTCTTAGCCAGTTAAAATTATCCTGCAACGTAGCCGGGGAGGGAGCTATAGATGCCCGTAACGCCTCCGGCACTGGAACAGGGATTTATAGCGAAGGACATTTAGCGGGAATGCACAATAAAGGATTGACCAATGACGGCATGAGAAATGAAGGAGGACAAATCGGATTGTATAATAATGGAGAATTTACCGGACAATTAAATAGTGCAACCGATCAGGAAACAGGCATCGGAATAAAGAACATAAGTTTTATTGGCGAACAAAATGTTGGGATATATGCTGGAACTCATATTCTTTCCGATAATGATGCTTTAGTGATCGAGGGCTATTCCAGCAGTGATATAAATTGCATAGGAAGCGGAGTTATTAATGCCAATATAATCGGCAATCTTTCCGGGACTATCGGCAGCCTGGCAACCCAGGCAAAAACCGATGTGGCCAATGCCGTTTGGGATGAGGCCCTTGCCGGGCATAGCACTCCCGGAAGCACCGGCGTAACGCTTGGAAACACTGCCCAGGTTTCCGATGCTGAAGCAATCAGCGATAAGATCGGCACTCCCATTGCCCTGGATGGCGGCATAGCGACCCTGGCCGCCATGCTGGTCAAATTAGCCGATGACAACGGCGGCGCGGATTTCGATGCAACCACCGACAGCCTGGAAAAGATTGCGGTAAGCGGCGGCGGCGCTACTCCCGCGGAAATTGCCGATGCCGTTTGGGATGAGGCGCTCTTAGGCCATAGCACCCCGGCCACAACCGGCTATCAGTTAGCCAACTCCGCCCAGGTTTCTGATGTGGAAAGCTATGGCGATCTGATTGAT